GGGGGAGAACGGTATAGCCGGGTAGCGAAGGGTACGGACGTCTCCAATTTTGAAGCAGGATTCGACCTGAAAATAGGCCAAAAGCTGCTACTATTACTGTTAGTAGCAGGTCAATTTTGGGGCGTTTTGCTGGCCACTTTTAGTCCGAAAACTGGCCATTTGCCCACTTTTGTTTCGGAACTGGCCAGAAACCTTTTGATTCTTGCACGAAAAAAGGACCGAAAATGACGAAAAATTGGCCATTTGCCCACTTTCTGCCCACTTTTATTTTCAAAAGTGGCCAGGCTGAAACCGTTGCGCCCCAAGGGTTTGCGGGTTTTCTGGCCACTTTCCCACTTTTTCTCTTCACTTAAATGCGAAAAAAAATATTAAAATTTATATATAAGTGGAAGAAAAAAGTGGCCAACTGGCCAGCTGCTACTATCAGCGCCTCAAAATGTCGTTCGCGGCTATAAAAATACTCTTTCCATTCAAAACTTAATGTGCTATACTGACAATGCCACACAGTTTCATATATTTTTTAGTCTACGGGGAAAATACTTTGGCAAAAGGTGTTTTCTCTCTTCCTCGTTATGCCCGTAGGCTAAAATGAGATTGTGTGGCAACAATGGAGAGATTCGCTTTTGCAAGAGTGCGCCTCTTCATTGGGGCGCACTCTTTTATTTTGCTCAAAGGAGGGATTGCCGATGGCCAAATCAAAGAAGCCGAACGGTAACATCGGTGGTACGCTTGGATTTGTCGCCGGAATTGTCGGCGCCGTGACTCCGCTTGCCGTCGAGCTTATCGACCGGATTCCCAAAAAGGAAGAACTCGCCCCTTCTGAAGAATTGATATTTATGCCGGAGCTCTGCTCTAAGAAGTTTCCTCTAAAATTGGACGAGGCAAAAGAACTTTTGGATAGCCGCGGTCTAAAAGCACTGCCTATCGAGGTTCGCTTTCGGGATGCGTGCGTCAAATACAAAGACTGCTTTGAACTCCAGGTAGTTGGCTCTGACCGCAAACCAAACTCGAAGCTAAAACCCGGAGACACTGTGATTGTGCAGTATGTGACCCAGGAAGTCATCGACGAAAGCCGGCGGATATTTGAAGAGACCGAGCAGCAGAAGGCCGCGTTGAAACAGGAGCGAGCAATCAAGCGAGCTGAACAGGTGGAGCGTGCCAAAGCCGTCGCAGGCGATACCGCCGCTAAAGCAAGAGCCGGTGTCGAGAAAATAGTCCACCGTGACGTCAAGAAAAAGAAAGAACTTGGAAAGGAGAACTCCCATGAGCAGGAATAGCGGAAAGAAACGGGGTACGGCCGGGCTGATCTTGGACGTTATCCTCACCCTTTGTACCGGAGGTCTCTGGCTGATTTGGATTCTGATCCGGTATCTGCGGAACAACAGCTGATGAACACAACATTGATATTTTACGCTTAGCCGGGACGCTTGTGGGTGTCTCGGCTCTTTTCATTTCCGCTGAAAATGCAGTCCCCTTTATGGGAGGCGATAGTATGAAACTCAACATTGGAAACTCGACCCAAATATTGATGACGTTTACCATGTCGATGGTGGCGGCGATTGGAAGTGCTGCCGGCGCCACGATCTGGCAATCGTTTGGCAAACCAAAGGTCGAGAAGATTGCTGAGGAAAATAGTAAGCCGAAACGAAAAATTGGATTTATCATTGAAGATTAGAGCCGTCATCCGCGGCTCTTTTCTTTTTGCTCCAAATTGATATTTTAGGGCTGTTTTTCTTTCCGCAAAAAAAACAGACTCTTTTATGGAGAGGAGAGAGATATGTCGCGCATATCCTATTCTTTCTATCACTTTTATCGGAAAGGAGGCCGTTTCGTGGCCAGAAGCGCAAGATTGGAAAGTGGTTTTCAGGACCGGCTTATTGCCAATTTGAAAACGATATTTCCCGGCTGTATGGTTTTTAAGATGGATCAGCGCCAGGGCATCCCCGACCTGCTCATTCTTTATGGAAAGAAATGGGCCTCCCTTGAGTGTAAGAAATCTGCACGCGCTAAGAGACAGCCAAACCAAGAATATTATGTTGGGAAGATGAACGAGATGTCTTTCTCCAGATTCATTTCCCCGGAGAACAAGGAGGAAGTGCTGGATGAACTTCGCAAAACACTCCAACCTTGAGGGGCAGCATGCCTTTCTTAGCGCCAGTGGCTATCACTGGATCAATTACTCAGAAGATAAGCTCGCCGACGCTTACGCCAAATACCGGGCGGCTCAGCGTGGGACGGCTCTTCACGCTTTTGCGGCCCAATGCATCAAACTGGGTCAGCGACTGCCAAAATCTCAGAAGACGTTGAACATGTATGTGAACGACGCCATTGGGTATAAGATGACCCCGGAACAAATCCTGTATTATTCTCCAAACTGTTTCGGGACCGCCGACGCCATTTCCTTTCGGAAAGATATTCTTCGGATTCACGATCTGAAGACCGGCGAGGCCCCGACGCATATGGAACAGCTTATGGTTTATGCGGCCCTCTTCTGTTTGGAGTATGACTACAAGCCAAACGAGATTGAGATGGAGTTGCGTATTTATCAGAACGATACCGTCCTTTACCACAAGCCTACCATCGAGGATATTTTCCCCATCATGGACCGCATTGTTACCTTCGACAAAATCATCAACAGTATCAAGGAAGAGGAGGAATAAGCCATGGACCCCATTGTGGATGATATTTTGATGCACTATGGCGTCAAGAGGCGCTCTGGGCGCTACCCCTGGGGTTCTGGCGAGAACCCTTATCAACACGGCGGAGACTTCCTGACCCGTGTGGAAGAACTTGAGGCGCTTGGCAAATCTCAAAAGGAAATTGCTGAGGAGCTGAAGATGTCTACCACCGATCTCCGTATGCAGGTTCGTGTGGCGAAACATGAACGGCGCGCCTTACAGGCAGAGCGAGCGAAGTCCCTTCGGGAAGAGGGAAAGACACTGGACGAGATCGCCAAGATCATGGGGTATAATAATGACTCCTCTGTCCGTGCCCTGCTCAACGAGAACACCGCGAGCAATAAAAACAAGGCTCTTGCCACCGCCGAGGCTCTGAAGAAGGAGCTGGCGGTCAAAGGGGCTCTTGACGTGGGCGAGGGTGTGGAGCAGCAGCTTGGCGTGTCCAAAGGCGTACTCCAGGAGGCGCTATTCATTCTGGAGACCGAGGGCTATAACCGCTATGGTGTCGGCGTCCCTCAGGTAAACGACCCGAAGAAACGGACTATCACGCCGGTTATCTCCGTTCCTGACATTGAGCAGCGTGATGCTTACCAGAACCTGGACATCATCAAGTCGGTAGGCGACTATCATTCTGCTGACGGAGGTGCGTCTTGGGATAAGCGGGAATATCCGGCCAGCATTGATTCCGGTCGGGTGAAGATTCGCTATGGCGACGAAGGTGGCACCTCCAAGGATGGCGTTATTGAACTTCGCCGTGGTGTGGCAGACCTCGACTTGGGGGATTCTCACTATGCTCAGGTTCGCATCCTTGTGGACGGGACTCATTATCTAAAAGGCATGGCCATGTATTCTGATGATATGCCGGATGGTGCAGACATCGTGTTCAACACGAACAAACATTCCGGAACGCCAAAGATGGATGTCTTAAAGAAAATTCAGGATGCCCCCGATAACCCCTTTGGCGCGTTCATCAAGGCCAATGGTCAAAGTTACTACCCTGACCCGAATGGTAAGTACACCGATCCCATCACCGGAGAAAAGAAGTCCCTATCCACCATCAACAAGCTGAAGGAAGAGGGAGACTGGGACAAGATGAGCAAGAACTTATCCTCCCAATTTCTTTCTAAGCAGCCCATCAAGTTGATTCAGAAGCAGCTCGACTTGACTTATGCCGATGCCGCCGATGAATTCGCGGAAATTTGCTCTCTCAATAACCCCACCATCAAGCGGAAACTGCTGATGGACTTTGCAGACGAATGCGATTCCGCAGTTGTCCATTTGAAAGCGGCGGCCCTCCCCCGGCAGAGTACGCAAGTGATCCTCCCCATCACCAAAATGAAGGAGACGGAGATTTATGCCCCCAACTACCGGAACGGAGAGAAGGTCGTCCTGATTCGTTACCCCCATGGGGGTACGTTTGAGATCCCGGAGCTGACGGTCAACAATAAAAATCAGTCGGCGATCTCAATTCTGGGCAAGAACATCCGTGACGCCGTCGGCATCAATCCGAAGGTGGCGGGGCGATTGTCCGGAGCGGACTTTGACGGCGATCAGGTGGTGGTCATCCCCGTGGGCGGAAAGGTGTCGGTGAAATCCACCCCCGCCTTGGATGGTTTGAAGGATTTCGACCCAAAAGTTGAATACTCCACCGAGGGAAAGACTGGTGTCCGGCTCCTCTCAAAAGCCGCCACCCAGATAGAGATGGGTAAAATCTCCAACCTCATCACGGATATGACCTTAAAAGGGGCCCCCGAGGAGGAAATTACTAAGGCCGTCAAGCATAGCATGGTGGTCATCGATGCGGCTAAGCATAAGCTTGACTATAAGCGGTCGGAAGTAGAGAACGACATCCCCACCCTCCGCAAACGGTGGCAAGGGTACACGGACCCCGAAACCGGAAAGGAAGTGGGCGGGGCATCCACCCTGCTCTCCAGACGGAAGCAAAGCGTCGACGTTCCGGAGCGTCAGGGCAGCGGCCGTATCGACAAGGAGACGGGAAAGGTCATCTACAAGGAATCCGGGCGTACTTATGTGGACCCGAAGTCTGGTAAAACAATTCCGGCCACGACAAAGATTAAGCTCTTGGAGAAGGTCGACGATGTTCGGACCCTGTCTTCCGGCACTGTCCAGGAAGATGCCTATGCTGACTACGCAAATCGTATGAAGGCACTTGCCAATCGGGCAAGGCTTGAATACTTAGCGACGCCCACGTTGGTTCGTAATGCCAGTGCAGCAAAGGCTTATGCGCCTGAAGTTACCAGATTGACCAGTGCGTTGAAGACTGCTCAGCTTAACGCTCCTCGTGAACGTGAGGCTCAGCGTATTGCCAATGCGCAAGTTAAGGCAAAGATTCAGGCTAACAACATTACCGACAAAGACGAAATCTCAAAGATTCGTCGCTCCGCAATTAGCGACGCTCGTGTGACGACTGGAGCAAGCGGGAAAGGAACGCGCATTACAATCTCTGATGGAGAATGGGAAGCAATTCAGGCTGGCGCAATTTCTGATACAACCTTGAAAGAGATTCTTCGTTACTCTGATCCCGATGTCGTCCGGGAACGCGCAACCCCAAGAGCATCGACGCAGTTGTCGACTGCTCGCATCAATCGCATCAAGGCAATGGCAAACTCTGGCTGTACCAATGCCGAGATTGCTGATGCTTTGAACCTTTCATCTTCTGTTGTTTCCAAGTATCTCAATGAGTAAGAAAGGAAGTGAGAGCGAATGGAAACGTGTATGCTTACAACGACCGACAACCCGTATGACCCCTTTACCCAGTATGAAGCCTGGTATCGGTTTGACGAAGACAACGGGTATCACTCCTGCGCTTTCTTGGCGCGTATCGCCCGTACTTCCGATCAGCTCTCTGAGCAGGAGAACATGGAAGAAATCGAGCGAGCCATTAACGACATCATCAAGTATGACCCCTTGGGGATCTATAAAAAGGTGAAGCGGAAGCTGAAACCCGAGCCTGCCGTGACCATGTGACCCCCAAAAGCCTATAAAACCAGGAAAAAGAAATGTTCTCTGATTCAGAGCGCATTTCTTTTTGTCATTTTAGAGAAAAAAATTCTGAAATGACGACCAGATTTAGGGTTCAAGGTGTGTTAAAGGGTATAGGGGGACCCCTTAAAAATACCACCCCCCTATGCATCGCGATGGTCTTCAAAAATTCTCCGGGGGATATTTTTGGGAAATGGCTTCGGTTTTCAGCGGTGCTTGAACAAGCCCACAGGGCGGCGTTTACCGGCGAGGACTCTTTTTCGTTCAGCTGTGATCTCCTTTCCGGCTGAGTACGCAATGCATTACCTCCATTGCCGCGAGTTTTTCTCCACTTGTCGGTAAGCTGCTTATGCGGGCTTCTTCAAGCACCGCTGAAAACCGGTCCAAACATCACAGAAACTGCCACAACTCTAAGTGAGAGGAGGTGTCAAGTGTGGCAAAAGCAACGAAACCTTCTGGCATTCAACCGAGGAAGCGCCGGGCCGCCTTGACACCGGAGGCCAGAGAGAACCAGCTGATCGATTTGGCCGTCAACCTGATTGAAAAGCGTCTGCTGGAGGGGACGGCTTCTTCCCAGGAGGTCACCACCATCCTGAAGCTCGGAACCACCAGGGCGCGTCTGGAAAATGAGCGGCTTGCCAAAGAGGTGGAGCTGGTCCAGGCCAAGACCGAGGCGTACAAATCCGGAGTCCGGATGGATGAGCTCTACGAAAAGGCCATGGCCGCCTTTAAGCGGTACAGCGGGCAGGACGAGGAGGACGGGGATGAGTATTAGATGTTACTCGGAATTGATCCTTCTCCCCACCTTCGAGGAGCGCTACCGCTATCTTCGTTTGAACGGTGTTGTCGGAGAGGAGACCTTCGGCTTTGACCGGTACATGAATCAGGTCTTTTATCGCTCCCCGGAGTGGAAGCAGATCCGGGATGTTGTGATTGCCCGGGACATGGGGTGTGATTTGGGAATTGCCGGACGGGAGATTTACCGCCGTCCACTTATCCACCACATGAACCCGATCCGCCCGGAGGACATCCGGGAGCGAAGAGGGATCATCCTCGATCCCGAGTTTCTGATCACCACAATTCATGAGACGCATCTGGCCATCCATTATGGCGACGAGAACCGGTTGTTCAAGGAGCCGATTACACGCAGACCCAATGATACCTGTCCTTGGAAAAAGTAGAGGAGGACTCGAAATGGAGAATCATGCTGCCGGTGTTGTGGCGAATTGTCTGAGAGCGGCGCTTTATCAAGAGCCGAGAGCAAATTCCAAAGTCCTTACAGTCATTACGGCTCTGACCAGAGTTTCCGTTAATATGGACGAGCCAACAGATGCTTTCTATAAAGTATCGACCTCCAACGGCACCCAGGGGTACTGCATGAAGAAGTTCATCGCAGTCCGCCGGTGAGGAGGCTGTTATGGAGATTTCCGAAAGCATCCTGATATCAATCAAGAAACTGTTGGGCATCGACGAGAGTTACACGCACTTTGACCCGGACATCATCATCCACATCAACAGTGTGTTTTCCATCCTGACGCAAATGGGCGTTGGACCTGCCAACGGTTTCTCAATCTCAGGAAAAGATGAAGTCTGGTCCGGATTTATTCAGGATAAGCCGAACATCTTTTCCTTAGTCAAATCCTACGTTTACATGAAGGTTCGGTTGTTATTTGACCCGCCTCTCAGCTCCGCTGCCATTGAGTCCATCAACCGGCAGATCAGTGAGTTTGAGTGGCGGCTTTTTGTTGCAGCGGACCCCGTGAAGAACACTAGCGGGAAGGAGGAAAGTCAAAATGGAGAATAGCATGCTCCTGCACTACGGCATCAAAGGCATGAAGTGGGGCGTCCGCCGCTACCAGAACAAAGACGGCACCCTGACCGCCGCCGGTGAAAAACGCTATGACCGGGATAAACGGGAAAACGCGGCCAAGAAGAAGGAGAACCGCATCGACCTGTCCAACCCGGACCCGAAGCGCTGGGCTAAGGAGGACCTGGAGCGGACCAAGAAAACCGTCGACTCCAGCTCGGATCTGGTGAAGGAGATGAAAAAGCTGGAGCAGACCAGCACGTCCAAGCCAGCTCCGAAACGGATGGATCTGAGCAAGATGACCGACAAGGAGATGCGGGATAAGATCAACCGGGAGCTTCTGGAGCGGCAATACAATCAGCTGTTCGCGGATACCTCCCCAGCTCAGGTTTCTAAAGGGCGGCAGGCATTGCGGGATACGCTGGAAGTGGCGGGAAGCGTTCTGGCGATCGCAGGGTCTTCCCTGAGCATTGCCCTTGCAATCAAGGAATTGCGGGGGTAGTTGTTTATGGAACTGCATCACCATGGAATTCTGAAACAGAAGTGGGGCGTTCGGAACGGTCCTCCCTATCCCCTGCGGGGCGGCGACTACACTCCGGCCCAGAAAAAAGCCATCCGCAATAAGCGGAAGAGCGGCAACAGCATCTACAACAAGAAGCACTTTGACGAAGTGCTGAACGCCGATAAGACGACCCTGAGCACGTTGTCCTATGACAAGGACCGGACCAAGAACACCGATATGTTCTACGCAACCCACAATTCCCTGGACAAGCACCAGTATAACGCACTGTTCAACCGGCCGATCCCGCAGCCGGTATATGACGAGAATGGGAAGCAAATCGGAACCGGCGCGTTTATGAAGTACCGGATCGACAACTCGCTTAAAACCGACTTGAAGGTGGCGAGCGAGGACTCCGGCGCAGAGGTCTTCATGAATCTCTATCGAAAAGATCGGGATTTTTATAACTTTGTAACGGATAAGGACCGGATGCAGAGCTATTTCGTGAAAGACAAGTACAAATTCAAGGGGTATCGGGAAGCTGCCGCAGTGTTGGAAAGGATGAAGGACCCGGACTATACGCCCTCGGCCAAAGATCTCCAGACAGTCTATCGGATGTTCAATTATGTGATTCCATATGACGGACAGGGCGACCGATGGAAGGGGCATGACGTCTATGTCCAGCGCACCAAGTTTTTTAACGAATGCAAGAAGGCGGGCTATGGCGCGTTCCTTGACACGAACGACGCCATTTACGGCGGTTTCAAGGCCAAATCGCCCATCATCGTGTTCGACATGGAGCAGGTTATTCCAAAAGATACCTACCGGACAAAGCTGAGCGAGCAGAAGTTCTCCACCCTGGTTCTCCTTGGCAGAAAAGCGCTGGGGCTGTAACGGGAGGCTGGTGAACCGATGTTATCCAACACCGCCGTCCCCCGTTACTACGGCGCATTCCGCGATGCGGTCATCCGCGGCGATATTCCGGTCTGCAAGGAAGTTGCCATGGAGATGTACCGGATTGACCGGCTGATCGAGTCGCCCAGTTACTACTATGATGACAGGGCGGTGGAGGGCTGGATCGAGTTCTGCGAGAACGAGCTGACCCTGACCGACGGTTCCGACCTGCATCTCCTGGATACCTTCAAGCTTTGGGGGGAACAGGTGTTCGGCTGGTACTATTTCGACGACCGCTCTGTCTATGTACCCAATCCGGACGGCAGAGGCGGACGCTATGTGACCAAGCGGATCAAGCAGCGGCTGACCAAAAAGCAGTACCTGATCGTGGGGAGAGGCGCGGCGAAGTCGCTTTACGATTCCTGCATTCAGGCATACTTCTGTGTTGTGGACGGCTCCACCACCCATCAGATCACCACGGCCCCCACCATGAAGCAGGCCGAGGAGATCATCAACCCCATCAAGACCGCCATCACCCGGGCCAGAGGCCCCGTCTTCCAGTTCATGACTGAGGGGTCTTTGCAGAACACCACCGGGTCCCGGGCCAATCGGGTGAAGCTGGCCTCTACCAAGAAGGGTATTGAGAATTTTATCTCGGGCTCCCTGATTGAGATCCGCCCCATGTCGGTGGACAAGCTCCAGGGCCTGCGCTGCAAAGTGGCCACCGTGGACGAGTGGCTGTCCTCCGCCGACGCCCGGGAGGATGTCATCGGCGCGGTGGAGCAGGGCGCCTCCAAGCTGGACGACTACCTTATTATAGCGACCAGTTCCGAGGGCACGGTTCGTAACGGCGCCGGCGATACCATCAAAATGGAGCTGATGAACATTCTCCAAGGCATTGGCCCTCCGCAGGAGCATGTTTCCATCTGGTGGTACAAGCTGGACTCTGTTGAGGAGGTGGCCTACCCCGATATGTGGCCTAAGGCCAACCCGAATCTGGGAAAGACCGTCACCTATGAGACCTATCAGAAGGATGTGGACCGGGCGGAAACCGCCCCCGCCACACGGAATGATATGCTGGCCAAGCGGTTCGGCCTTCCTATGGAGGGGTACACCTACTACTTCACCTACGAGGAGACTTTGCCCCACCGCCGGCAGCGGTTTTGGCAGATGCCCTGCTCCATGGGCGCCGATCTCTCCCAGGGCGATGACTTCTGCTCCTTTACGTTCCTGTTCCCTCTTCGGGATGGTTCCTTTGGCGTTAAGTCGCGCAACTACATCACATCGGTGACACTCCATAAGCTCCCCGCCGCCATGCGGGTTAAGTACGAGGACTTTATGGCAGAGGGCAGCCTGATCGTCATGGAGGGGACAGTTCTCGACATGATGCAGGTCTATGAGGATCTGGACGACCATGTCATCAACTGCGGCTACGATGTGCGCTGCTTTGGATATGACCCCTACAACGCCAAGGAATTTGTGGAGCGGTGGGTCAATGAGAACGGCCCGTTTGGGGTCGAGGTGGTCCGGCAGGGGGCGAGAACGGAATCCGTCCCCCTGGGCGAGCTGAAGAAGCTGGCCGGAGAGCGGATGCTGCTCTTTGACGAGGACTTAATCACCTTCTCTATGGGCAACTGCATCACGATGGAGG